AGCAAATCTGAACGTTCAGCCCATTCATGACAAACATCATTAACAAGCTGAACACAAACATAATAACTCATTACGCACGCTTCATGGCTTTAAAATCAAAAGCCAATTCAGGACGCCCATTGTTCACGTTAATGCGATACGGCACCTGATAAGAACCGGCAGGAATGACCGACTCAACAAAGAACTGGCACTGGAGAGGAAAGGGCTTATCTTCCAAATGCAAGAACCCTTCTTGGAACGTGTAAGGATTCCCTTTAGCGGAAGTACCCTGGCGGACGGAATCGGTAAAGGTAATTTGAATGTTCATAAAATGCACCTCAATGGAAGCAAACAGATTGAATGGTATGGTAAGCCTTTACAGGCTGACCTGGGCGAGCAACAGCAACGGATTCATCAGCAAAAACCCAAACCTCAGCTTCGATTTTATCGTCAGTGCCCACCATAAAGTAAGACACAGCTTTGGCATTGAGCAAGCATAAGAGCTTGAGCTGACAGTGAGGGCGAGGCGGATGACAGATATTGTGAACAATCATAAGAATTCATAGCCTTGAGATTTCAAAAAATAAAGTATCGACAAAAGTTCATTTTCTGGCATCCATTCAGATGCACCTAGAACTCTAGACAGGGTTTCGGGAACTTGCAAGTACTTTTTTGCAGATCGAATGCGATGGATGGAACCGGAAGCCCGAGCATCAGCAAAACGCCACCGCTTAACGATACGGCGAAGCTGATAGAACGTAGCGTCACCCATGAAAATTTCAGCCTTTTCCACCACCGGCCACTCACCGACCTTACCCCACATCCGGCCCGTTTTTTTCTGCCACTGCGGCGGTATGTTTTCCGGCGAACGCTGGTAGTGATTCACACCCCGCGCAGCATGCTTTGAGACGTACTGAAACCAACCAATCGCGTCAGTAATAGGCAAAACGTACTGGGAAAGAGGCGAAGCATTATAGTCAGAAACCAAGTCGCACCAGGAACGCATAATAACAGCAGGGAGCAAGGCAGGCGCAGTGTCATCAAAAAAAGCAGCGCAGTGAAGGTGCGGAACCCCTCGACGTTGCCACTCAATAACCCAATGCATGCGGATCAAGCCAAGACGGCGCAAACGCATTTCAAAAGCACGGCGTACCTTGTACCAATCATCGGAAGTATCCGGACAATCCCGAACAGTCAGCGTCAAGGCCAAGGCATGACCAGTCAATTTTGCTTCATCAATCGAACGCAAAAAAGCAATGTTCCGACTGGTTGAACCATGCGACCAACCACCAACAGTAGACCTATCACCCCGAGGGCGTTTAGCCCCAGGTTCATAGCAGTTGGTTCCAAGGGTAAAACCATGACGAAAGGATTTTAAACAACGCATAAATCACCTGATCCAAGGATGCCGATTTGGGCAGCGTACCGATATGTGACTACTAATCAAGAGCGAGCGGCAAGCGGCGGCAAGCCGTTCCCGCTTTTGCTCGCTTTCGGGAATCACTTGCTGGTACTCAAAAGCTGACGAGGAAGCGGCGAACTAATAACAGAAAGGCAGGCCGCGTGTTCAATCGCCAGGACGACACCAGAAGCATCAAAGCATTGGCAACGGTTCGTTGAACGGTTAGCAACACAACCGGACACAGGGACAGCAGGAGCCGCAGCAGACCACTGATAGGGAGCAGCCAAGGAAGAAGGTTTAACCCCGTTTAACGCCAAGGGAGAAGGGGTAGCCTCTGCCACAGAAGCGGTAGCCTCTGCCATCGAAGCCAGCCCTGAATTCTTATAAAGATTAAAACCGACAGCACCCAGACCGAGAACAACAAAAACCAACAGAACACCTATCTTCTTAGGCATCTTGAATTTGTGCGTGTGCATAACCGCACTGGTGTAAAAAGCAAAATGTTCTTTCGGGAACTTCCATAGAACGAAATCAGCCCTTTGTTGTTCCTTCCGGTCGTTAGGTGAATCACAAACATGGCTCCATTCGTACTTAGAAGCCGCTTGCAGGCCACGCGAACGATAAAGATGGATATGCAGCCCAACCAGCTTACGAATGTGATGATGCACAAACGTGGGAGCCTGGGTAATGAAAACCAGATCATGACCGGTATGCCGGTGCGTTTCCATTGCCGTTAGGCGCTCGTCCGTGACCGGCCCACGCTGGGCATTGCTAGGGTACAAGTGCGCTTGCTGGGCCTCGTCATAAACCACCAACGATCCCTCTGGAGTGTCCCGCCAATCATCAGGCGCATCAGACAAAAGGTGAGGATTAGAGAATTTATCCTTAACCAACCCACTTATGTTTGTGAAAACTGGCCGCCCTTCGGAAAGGGCAGCCTCAATCAAACCTATAGCGTAAAGAGTTTTACCGGAACCCGGCACCGCTGTTATCAACGTAATCATCACACCACCCTACATTTGTAGTATGTAGTATGTTGTAGCGTACTACATACAACATACAACAAATTTTAGCCGCTAAAAAAGATCACCAAGGAAAAACGATTCATCAAAAACCAAAGATTGTTTTTCAGGTTCTACTTCAAGGCCAAGAATTCTAGGTGTAAGAAATATCAGCAATTCATATTGTTCAGTAACGTGTTCTTTCTTTTTGAACAAACGGCCAATACCTGGGATTCGTGAAATACCAGAAACACGGGAAGAACCTTGCTGATTGATAGTTGAATAAACACCACCCAGGACAACAGTTTGACCATGAGGAACACGAATAGTAGTTACAAGGCGGTTTGTATCAATAGGCGGAACACCATCAATAGCATTTGAAAAATTAGGAGAGTCACGAGAAACAAGCACTTCAATAACAATTGAATTATCAGGAGAGATAACCGGCTTAACCTCAAGCGACAAGGCGGCATGCTTAAAAGCAACACTGGTAGCACCATCACCCGCAGATTGCTGATAAGGCAATTCAGTACCACGAAGGACAGAAGCCGATTGGCGATCCAGTGTCAGCAAGGTAGGACGTGAAACCACACGCCCATTGCCTTCATTCTCCATAGCAGTAAAAAGACCATCAAGGGAAAGCGTATTACTCAAAAAACCAAATCCGATAGAAGAACCAGCAGCAACAGACAAATCACCAGCAGTAACAGCAGACCAATTACCAAGGGATAACGCACCACCCCAATTAAGGCCAAGGCGCTTAGACCAGTCCACGGAAGCCTCAACCACATTCGCTTCAATAGCAACCTGACGAACCGGAACATCAATAGCCTGAATCACAGACTCAAGAGCAGGGAAGAACGAAGAAGGCAATGCAGCAAAAACACTGTTAGTCCGTTCATCAACAGTCATGGACATACCTGGAGCATCAAGAGACATGAACGATTCTTTAAACAGTGAAACAACCTCAGAAGCCGAAGCATGAACAATGTTGATAACACGGCGTTCAATATCGTTGGCATTAAAAAGATCACGGCGGAAAGTTCTCAAATCATCCGCTTTACGTTCAGAATTTAAAACCTGATCCATAGCAGTGATAACAAGAACATCACCCACCATAGAAGAAAGCAAATGATTAGACTCAAGCAAAAGATCAAACGCTTGAGAGCAAGGAACATCATCAAAATCTAAAGATACGACACCCTGAATAGATGGCCCAAGAACAACAGACCGACCACAAAAGTCAGCAACCAAAGGAATAGCAACACGAATATCAATCTCATGATGTTTAACCGTAAGTCGATCAGATGCAAAAGCAAAAGGCACAAGAGCAAAAGACAACATCAAAGCAATAATTGAACGGATCATGTCAGGACTCCCACAAAGGCTTTAGCAGAATTGATTGAGGCACGAGTTAGCAAAGCAGAACCCACAATAGATAGAGCTTCAGGAACACCAGCAATAGCGAGAATATCAAGAATATAAGAAGGCAAGCCAGTAAGCATTGGTTGAAGCAAATTCAAGAAACCATCAACCAAAGCTGTTAATCCAACATAAGTGAAAATACCAACACCAAGCACAGTAAACAGTTTTAAAACAAAACTGGACAATGCATAACCAATGACAAGAGCAAGTAATCTAGCCACGAACCACCCCCAGGGTTATATAAGCCGCCAGGACATAAGCAGATGCCATAACCATAAAATATATGATTCCAGCAAGCTCACAAAACCATTCAAAGGAAAGATCAACAGACATATCAAGAAATTCAATATCCAATGCGATAGGCGCAGGACAGGACTTTGAGCCAAAGGAAATATCTTTGGTACGTTCCAAATCATCAATATCTGAAATGATGCCACTTAAATCAGGTTCTTCATCAATTGGTTCTTGTGTCCAATCAAACCAATCACAGACAGCAGTTGCCCAGGAACAAAAGCTAGGCAACTGGAAATCAGAACCGGAACCAGAAGATGGCGGCGTTGAAGTACCAGAGGACGGAGGATTAGTAACAGTAGTATTCGTTTCAGAAGATACTAAGTCACCATCTACATAAACATTCTCGGTAGTAGTTTCATTAACGCTAATACTAGGTTGAGAAGAATTGTTATCAGAAACCTCAAAATCAACAGAGGTAGTGGTTTCAGTAACAGTAACTTTACCAGTCTGATTATTTGTCGAACTGGAAACAACAGGCGAAAGGTCCAAAGACGGAATAGGAGTTTCTATAGTGAAACTATCCGGCTCAATATAAGGAAACAAATTGCGCCAATCATCAGGATCAGGTTCATAATACTGATCAATACCCGCCTCAAGTTCAGCATCAGTCAAAGGGACAAATTCAGGTTCAGTCGGAAGAGAATCAAGAGAATAGCCCCCAACATCCTGCCAATACTCATTAGGGCCAGAATCAGAATAGGCAACAAGATAATTAGGACGGCCCTGGCCATCCATTAAAACGTCAGCAAAATACCAGTAGCGCCAAGTAAATCCAACATCTTCAACAGCGGAAACCCAAACAGGATTGCCATTATAAGAATACCATCCAGGAACTGACCTGGGATCAGGCTCATATTCTTTAGAAATACTCCACTGCCCAGCAGAACCAGTAACAGTGTATTCATTGAGAATGACAGGCCGAGGCATAAGAACAGGACTGCCACCACCAGGTAAGGGCTTAACTATTTCACCTTCTTCATCGAAAACCCAATCAGCAGCTTCTAAAAGAGCCGCCAAACCCAAACCTATACCCGATGCCCTTCCAGCAGAGCGAAGAAAGGACTTAGCACCAGATTTAACAACAGCGCCAGAAACATTAAAAAAGCCAGTAACAGGAACAGAAGCCGCACGTTGAGCAACAATCAAACGACCCTGGGCAGCTTGTGCCAAACCTTTATTGGGGATCTTTTCAACATAAGGGGTAATGTCACGAACAGGAGACAACGTAACATTAGGAGGAGTTCGAACGGTTGTATTGGTGACTCTATAGGTAGTAGTACCAGCAGCAACCTCTGTAGAAACAGGCCCAGCAGCTATCGCGGAAAAAGAAAAAAGGGCAAGACAAAACCCAAATAAATAATGTAGACCCATTCCATAATCTCCATAAAAGCCCCGTGAATTGAAAAATTTTAGCCGCTAAACGAATAAGGGAGCCGAAGCCCCCTTATAACGATTGAGGCCAAAAGCCCAAGGACGGATCAAAAGAATTGCGCTTTGATCCAGCGAATACCCAGCACAACAGCGGCCAGAACAATAATAGCACCACCAATGGTAGTGATATCAGCTTGCACCGCTGTCAGTTGGCCTGTCACATCAGTAATCACGGATTGCATAAAAGACACCTCATCAACGATTTAAAAGTAAACGGGCTATTTGTTGAATACCCCAAGCGGTGGCGGAAAGTAGCAATAACATCCCGCCAATTTGCAAGCCTGAACCTTCCGGCAAGCTT